GCCCGAGCGCACGCTCGTCGACGGACGCGGCGTGAGGTTTACGGTGCACGCAGTAAAAGATGTTGCCATAACTCCAGCCAACATTAGTGCTACAATTTTTCTTCTCATAAAGTTTGTCCTCCTTCTTATGGAATGTAGTATTTATATAATCACAAAAGCGCGGTCATATATTAAAATTAGTCTGTTTCGCTAAGTGCTATAGTTTTTGTTATTCCGGAAACTGTTACCTGATAGGTAATCTGTTTGCTTGAATCAGAATAAGAAAACTCTTTTGTATCATCCAGAGAAGCAAGAAGAGCGGAATCGGTTGCTTCTTTGTCTCTGGTAGATGTCCAAGTATATTCTTCAGAATATTCTGTAGGAGCAGTATAGGTTCCAACCCAGTAAACAGCAGTCGTGTTTCCTTCATCCATGATCCAGTTTATTGTGATGGTATCCTCTGTAATATCTGCCTGCATCCAAGTACCGTCATCATCTTTGTACTCCCATTTTCCAGTAAGCACAACAGGATCTTTGACTTCTTCCTTTACTTCCTCTTTTGGAGTTTCAGCAGATGCTTCTGTCTTCTTGGATGATTCCTTTGCTTCTTTTGATGAATCGGAGCTATTGCCGCAGGCTGTAAATGACAGTGCCATGCTTCCGATCAGAACCAATGCTATAAGTTTCTTTTTCATAATTTTTCCTCCTCATATAAAGTGTTTCTATATAATCGCTTATGCGGTTATATCAATTTCATCACCGACAACTGCGGTATAAAATACACCACATAATTATCCACCTGTTTACAGATTCCGTATTTATTCCGGTAACATTCAATGCAATCCTCAAGATATTCTTCCGTCACTTCCAAGTATTCCGCAATCTCATATTTATCCTGACATCCATGCTCGTAGGCATTTACAAGTCCGATCAGCCCGATCAGGCGGTTATACCCATGCAGTCGAGCCTGACGTTCCTGTTTCCGGTTGACAGCAGATGTCATATCGAGGATATTTCCGACAGATGTTTCGTGGTGTCCGAGTTCTTCAGCTAAAGCACAGGTCTTTTCCGGAATGGTCATGTCTTCTCGGATAGCAATAACACCATCACAATACAGTCCTTTTATGTTATTGCTTTCAAAACGGTAATTTAAAACATCGACATCATCTTGATAAGCTACATCTTCTAATTTTTCAAATTTATTCACGTTAGCACCTCAATGTTTCCAATGCCATTATTATTTTCTTCTATTTCTCACAAAATCAGCAAAATTTTTGATTTCTTCCATTTCTGCTTCTGTATATTCTTCCCCGTCAAAGTGGGCGGCGAGGGTGGTTGGCTCAGAAGGCTCTGCATATCCGAAAGTGCTTAAAACGTCAGATATACCATAAGCTTTGCACATTATAAGTAAAGCATCTGGCGTTGGTTGACTATTTCCACTTTCCCAACTATAAATAGTTTTTTCGGATGCTTTAAAACCTTTAGAAATTAACAAATCAGAAATATCCTTTACTGATTTCCCGGATTCAAGTCTACATTTTTTTAATATTTCACCAATGGAACTTTTCATATTTTTCCCTCCGATTTGCTTCTTATTTATTTCTGTATCTTGAATATAACACTGAGAATTTAACGTGTCAATAAAATTTCTAAGAAAATCAGAAAAAGGTATTGACATTCTGAGAAATTAAGAATATCATACAATCAAGTTCTAAGAAACTTAGAAAGAGGTGAAAAAATGGACGGAGCAACAAAACAAATTTCTGAGTATATCAGAAAAAAAGGATTTAATCTCTCGGAAATTTCAAGGAAGACAGGAGTACCTTACATGGCGTTATATGACAGCGTTGCAAATGAAAAAAGAGATCGAGATTTGCGGGTAGATGAGTTTTTGGCACTATGTAAGCACTTAGAGCTGGATCCAATTATATTTTGTCCAACTGATACGGAAAGAGGTGATTAGATGGAACAGGTGAAAAAAGAAATAGAAAAAATGAAAGATCAGATAAAGACGTTAAAAACATCTTTACTGATCTTAAGCATTACATTTTTGGTTGTGTCTATTTGCTGGTGGATTCGTTATTTTCAGGTTCAGCAATCACTTTCTGATATTGTTCAATGTTTGAAAGATGTGAATTTATTTCATCGACTGATTCTTGCAATTTATCGAGTTTCTCGACCGTTGTAGCGTCAGGTGCTTCCGTGTTTTCTAAAATTTCTGAAAGTATTTTAATTTCGGTGCGTTGTAAAGCAAGCTGTTCCTGTTCTGTTGTCGAAGGTCGTAGAGAGATAACCAGAGCAATGATGGCAAGGACTGTGTTAAGCAGACTTAAAAATCTATCAAAAGTTATTTTTGAATGCTTAGAGTCAATAGGAAAAGTATCAGTTGCATTATCGAAGTCGGAAATGATGGAGTTATCAATTATTACATATTCAGCATCAGAAGTAGATTCTGGTTGAACTTCAGTTCTGATAGCCAGTATTTCTTTGACAGCATTCTTCCCAGCAGAAATTGTAGTGGAAGAGACTGATGAACCAATGGATGAAATCAGTGAGTCTAATGCTTTTTGAAGTTCAGGGGTGATTGTAATGTCAGAAGCCAACTGTGATATAGCAGATAAAGAGGACTGAAAAATATCCAATGAATTTTTCAGGGAATTTGCGCCGAGGCTTTGTAATTGGGCAGCGGCAAATTCGGATACTAATTTGGATAATGCAGAATCTAAACCAGATAACTTTAGGTAAGAATCGGCTAGAGAAGTATTACTCATGATAAACCCTTCTTTCGTAATTTATGAAAGAATTTTATCATATCGGTAAATAAAGTTCAATATTTGCAACAGATGAAGAGGGAGAGAGGTGAGGAATGTGAAACTAAGAAAAATAATTGGAGAAATACTGATTTTACTGCCACCATTTATAACGACAATTGGTTTTCACCGTTTTCCGCATAACATAAGCCTTTTGATAATGGAGGCATTGGAGTTGCTTGGGTTGCTGAGCATCAGCATCACGGGGATGCTCATTGTATCAGACGAGATTCCGATAAGAATAATTGTCGAGAGGAACGAACATGAGGATGAATAAGAAAATGAACAACTTACAGATTTTTAATTAGGAGGCGAGAAAATGGTATTGATAATTAGCATTGTAGTCGCGATTCTGTTTGCGTTGAAATGGTTTACAGAGAGAATTCGCTTTACAGCCATTATCTATTATATCGTTGAAAAAGGCTACACTCCACCAAGCAGGAACGAACTGATGGAGTGTATCAAAATAGTTTCACGGAAAATGGTAGAAGAACGGTTTAAAAGTTAAATTTTGAAATCTCAGTGGGGAGATATTTGTCAACCAAAGCGGTAGTTACTCCTTCCGCGATGGAAGAAATAACTTTTAAGCTTGCGTCTCCTACTTTATTAAGAATTGATTGCGTATGTTTCCATTTTTCTTCGGTTCTGGTGTTTGCAAGAAAATCATGACCGAAAGGCTCGAGGCAACAATTAAAGCTGATATGTCCCCATACTTTAGTAGTACTTACATCTGCTAAGAGGCCTGCTTTTATACAGTATTGGACATGATATAAAATCTGTTCGATATCGCAAAAATCTAAGTAGTCTTTGTAGTAACTATGCATTTCCTCGTCAAACGATACTGGTTCGTAAATAGTTTCATATTTTTCGACAGTAAGAAGAATGGAACGGACACAAGAGATATTTAATTCCATGAGAATCTCCTTTCTTTCAGACTCGGCATGGCAGTGCCTGTAGTTAAAAGTATAGGAGAAAACGTAGGACAAATCAACAAGTACAACCAGCATCGCATAGTTTAAAGAGAGGTGGTGGATTTGCAACATATTTTTATTGCAGAAATTGATGGAAAAGAAATTGACATGGCAGCCATGATGCCGGAAGAAAAGCAGAAGGCAATCATGGAAATGACCAGAAAGTTTGTAGAACATTTAGGATACCAGCAGGAGAAAACCGCGTAAGCGGTACCAGTTGGACAAGCAAAGGAGGGATAAGAGATGTTTTACAAGATCGCAAAGACACTCAGCGTAACGGCAAGTATTATCGGAATCTTGATGATGGCTGGTGCGTGCTCAGTGAAAAGTCAGGAGCTGTTTTACTTATATGCAGCACTTGGAATCACAACACTTACTACCGGAGCATTTGCACTGGAATATTTCCGGATACGGGAATGGCAGTACCGGAAAAGGAAAATAAGGGAGGCGAGAGAGCATGCCAGAAGAGAAGCAGCGTAAGAGCATGAGAACGTCAGAGCTTGATAAGATGATCAACAAACTGCAGTCGCTGGAAAGGGTTGACGGTACATCCGAGTATTACAAGAATAATGCAATCGCATACTTGTCGGATCTGGCAAATCATCTGGATAGGATAGGCGTAAAGACAATAAAAATGCGCCCGGAAGCGACAACTTCCAGTGGCGCACATAACAAAAAACTCAATTAAATTATAGGAAAGTCGGAGGAGAAAGTCAAGTGAACGATGAAGCAATACATATTCCGGCAAGGAAAAAACAGCAGACAGGCGCGCAGATGGTCGTTAAGGTAACACCGGAAGCTTATAACGCACTGGTGGAAATTTACAATGAATCAACTTTATCACTCAAACAGATTGCAAGCCTTCTGATAGTGAAGGCTGCAGAGCGAGTGGTTTATGACAAAGAATGATTGGAGGTAGAAAGTAATGGTAACTACAGTAAATATTCCGGTAGAAGGATATATTTTGCTTATTGAATGCAGGGCGAAACTTGCAATCATAAAAAGTTACATTCGTAGTGGCAATGCCTGCTACGAAGACGAGAAATTTCTCAAATGCGTACTGGGAATGGAAGAAGGTACTGATGATGGAAGAAATTAGCGGATATGACGAATGGAAGACAGCGTTGCCGGAAGAACCGAAGCCAGTAGCGTACTGCGATATCTGCGGAGAGCCACTCTACGAAGGAGATCATCTGACGGATATTTGCGGAGAGAACTGGTGTGATGAGTGTTTGAATGGTGACTTGAGAAAAATATTGTAAAGGAGAATAAATATGTCAAAAGTAATTTGTATTGCCGGAGAATCCGGATCAGGGAAAACAACATCCATGAGAAATTTAGATCCAAAGTCAACATATTACATTGATGCTGACAAGAAAGGCCTTTCATGGAAAGGATGGAGAAAACAGTACAACAAGGAAAATAAGAACTATCTGGCGTGTGATGATGCAAATGTGGTTCGTCAGTATATCAAGCGCATTGCTGAAGCCTGCCCTAGTGTGAAAGTAATCGTAGTGGATACGATCAATGGCTTGATGGTAGCAGATGAAATGCGCCGGAGCAAGGAAAAAGGATACGACAAATGGGTAGATCTTGCAGCCTGTGTCTGGGATCTGGTGTGTGAAGCCTATACATACAGGGAAGACCTGACGATCATTTTCACAGCCCATACACAGACGGACCATGATGAAGCCGGCTATATGTTTACCAGAATCAAGACTTCCGGAAAGAAGTTGGACAAGATTTGCCTGGAAAGCAAATTTACCACGGTGCTTTTGAGTAAGTGTGTAGACGGAGCCTACAAATTTGAAACCCAGGCAAACAACAGCACAGCGAAATCACCGATGGGTGCATTTGATCAGATGGAGATTGACAACGATATTGTAGAAGTAATGAAAGCATTGGAGGACTATTAAGATGAAAAAACCAAACAATTATGAAGAAACACAGGTTCAGGGAGAATTTACTCCTGTAGAACTTGGAGGACACAAACTGGTAATCAAACAGGTGGAGGAACGGATGTCAAGGACAAATAAACCAATGATCGTTGTGTTTTTTGATTTTGCACCGGGAGATAAGCAGGCTGGATATTTTGCGGAAGCATTTAAAAATGATATCCGTCCGGAAAAGAAATGGCCGAACCAGGCAACTCAGTATATTTTGACAGAGGATAATGAAGGAAACTGTAGTAGATCTTTTAAAACATTCCTGACTTGTGTAGAACATTCCAATCAGGGATTCACAACACAGTGGGGAGATAACTTTGGCAAGCAGTTCAAGAATAAGCTGGTTGGAGGAGTATTTGGAATCCAGATGGATTACTACGAGGGAAGAGAGCTTGAAAAGCGTGTTTTGAGATGGTTTGTATCACAGGACAAAGTAGAAGAGGCTGCAGTTCCAATGGAGACAGAAACACAGGTATATAAGAATCATATCAATGGATATCCGACAAATGCGACACCTGGACAGGATGGATTTATGAATATTCCAGATGATATTGATGAAGAATTGCCATTTAATTAGGAGTTGATGCAAGTGGATATACAAATTGATACAAGAGAAAAGCAGAGGGCAATTCGGAAGATCATCAAGACATTTGACGAGAATGGAGTGAAACATTTTTCGAGCAAGCTTCTGGTCGGGGATTATATGAGTCTGGATAATCCCCGGCTCATAATTGATCGGAAGCAGAACCTGCAGGAGTTATGTGGAAATGTCTGCCAGCAGCATGAACGGTTTAAGAAAGAGTTGATTAAAGCAATTGATGCCGGCATACAGCTTGTGATTCTGGTAGAGCATGGATCGGATGTGAAAAATCTGGAAGATGTGTGGTTCTGGCAGAATCCGAGGAAGCATGAAGTCCGGTGGAGAATGGTAAACGGGAAACGTGAAAAATATGTGGTGTCAGCCAAAGCAGTTGACGGAAAACAGCTGTATAAATCTATGTGTACTATTCGAGATCGGTACAATGTCCGGTTTGAATTTTGCGAGAAGAAAGATACAGGCAAGGAGATTATGCGTATTTTGTCCGAATACGGTGATACAAAATGACGCGCGAAGAAATTAAGCAGACATACTCTATGAAGGACATTCTGGTCAAATGCGGACTTCCTGGACCAAACAGAGCTGGATTTATCAAATGTCCTTTTCATAAAGGTGATCATGAAGCATCCATGAAAGTTTATGATAAAGATTTTCACTGTTTTGGCTGTGGAGCGAATGGAGATATCTTTACTTTTACAGAAAGGTTTTATGGGATTTCTTTCAAAGATGCTTTCCTGATGCTTGGCGGAGAATACGAAAAGAATCCGTCCTTCCGATCTTCTCTGGCGATATATCGGGCAAAAAAAGAAAAGCTGATGAGAGAAAAACAGAAAGCAAAGATGCGGGACAAGCGCAGATTGAACAACGATCTGATTTCTGTATACCGGGAATTTTTAAACAGAGCAGAGCCGCTGTCAGACGCATGGTGTGATTGTTATAATGCACTGCAGCTTGAATTATATCATGCAGAATTATTAGAAGAGAGAAGGTGATCACATGGAGCCTTTAGCAAGGTTGGACAGCAAAAGTATATTAAGCGAGGAAATCTTTCTGGAAATATTTGATCAGGAAGATGAGATTACAAAGGCCCGGATGATCCTTTCTCTTACAGATCGTGCTGGAGAGCTTGGCGTAAAAAAGAAGTTTGAAGAGCTTCTGAAAGCCTATAAAAGGGTGGACAAAGAAGCGAAACAAAGAGAGCGCAAGAAGCCAATCACAATGCTGGATAAGTGGACAAACTTTGAAGGACCATACAATAACATGCTCTGCGGAGCATGGATTGCCGGTGAAGATGGCGTATATGCACAGAATGACAGCCAGGTGGATGCGGTCGCCTGTTATCATCCCATTCTTCCGGTAGAACGAATGAAGAATCTGGAAACAGGCGAAGAACAGATTAAGATTGCATACAAGCGAAATGGACGATGGGATGAGATCATTGTTCCGAAAACAATGGTGACGTCTGCCAGTAAGATTGTGGCGCTTTCTGGACGTGGAATTTCTGTTACATCAGAAAACGCAAAGCTACTGGTCCGGTTTCTGTCAGATGTGGAAAATATGAATGACAGCCATATTAAAGTACAGTATTCCACCAGTAAACTCGGATGGATTAAGGATCAGTTTATTCCCTATGATACAGAGATTGTATTTGATGGCGATCAGCGATTCCGGCAGGCTTATGAGAGTGTTTCAGAATGTGGCAACTGGAAGATCTGGCAGAGCTATATGCTGAAGCTTCGGAAGACAAAGCGCCTGGAGATTAAGTTTATGATGGCTGCATCTTTTGCAAGCGTTCTGATCAGCCTCCTGGGTGGACTTCCGTTTATCGTAGATCTCTGGGGGGAAACAGAAGGTGGTAAAACGGTATCTCTGATGGTCGCAACATCCATCTGGGCGAATCCGGATGAATCGGCGTATATCGGGGACTTTAAGACGACGGAAGTGGCGCTGGAAGCAAAGGCGGATATGCTGAATCATCTGCCAATGATCCTGGATGATACCAGTAAGACGAGCAGCCGGATCCGGGATAACTTTGAAGGAATGGTTTATGACATGTGTTCCGGAAAAGGAAAGAGCAGGTCCAACAAGGAGCTTGGAATCACCAGGGAAAATCGATGGAAGAACTGCATTCTGACAAATGGAGAGCGTCCTTTGAATTCTTATGTGTCCCAGGGCGGAGCCATCAACCGTATCCTGGAAGTGGAATGTAAGGACAATGTTTATGCGGATCCGCAGGAGACTGCAGAGATCGTGAAGAAAAATTATGGTCTGGCCGGGAAAAGGTACATAGAGATCCTAAAAGGGATTGGCAAGGAAAAACTGCATCAGATGCAGAAAGAGTTTATGCATGAATTAAAAGATGATGAAGCCATGCAGAAACAAAGTCTGTCACTGTCGATTTTATTGGTTGCAGATAAAGTCGCGACAGATTATCTGTTCCGGGATGGAGAATATATTACGATTGAGCAGGCGAAAACTGTTCTGATCAATAGGAATGATCTGAGTGACAATGAGCGCTGCTATCGATATCTGCAGGACAAGATCGCCATGAACAATCAGCGCTTTGATATGGACACGAAAGTGGAGAAATGGGGAACGCTTGAAAAGGGAGCTGCTATCATCTATAACCAGGCGTTCAAGGAATTATGTAAGAGTGGAGGATTTTCTGACAAAGCTTTTTTGTCCTGGGCGGATCGTAAAGGCCTGATTGAGACACAGGGCGGACGCATGACGAAAGTAAAAAAGGTAGATGGTAATCCAATCAGGTGTGTATTCCTGCGGCTGAACGATAACATCGATAAGGATGGGTTTGAATCGGTGGAAACAATGGATAAATATGAGCAGGAAGAGCTGCCATTTAAGTAAAAGTTACCCGTTACCCAAGTTACCGGGCAAAATTCACCCTTATAGAGAAGAAAAAAATATGTGAAAGTGAGAAAAATATTTTCTTCTATATGGGAAAACGTGTGGTAACTCGGTAACTTCACTCCGAAAAATGCTTGAAACGCAGTATTTTCAATGGATTCAGCGGTTTCCTGAAGACGGTAACAGGATAAAGAAAATGGTAACATGCGGTAACAAGGAGGATATATGGAGGAACGCATCAAGGCAATTTACAATGATTGCTGGGGAATTTATAAAAAATATCTATCAAATCATAATATGGCATTATGGAATCAGAACATGAAAGTCATGATGAAGAAATATGACAATCAACCAGATATCTGTGGTTTACTGATTTGGTTCAGCGGCAGGGTGCAGACTCTACATAATGAATGGAGGATGGCACATGAGTAGAAATGTAATTCGCAGTATCAGAAAAGGATCTGTACAATGGAATGAAGAAGATCGGCTCAAGGTAGCAACGCTGCTATTGAAGGCGGGATACTCAGTCAGGATCGGAAGGATTGTAACAGATACAGGAAGTAAGCCTTCGAGCAGAGGAAAGACGGAATATGTAATAGAATACTGGGAGGAAAAAGAATCATGCTGATAGAAAAGACATTAAAAGAGGCATTGGCAGACTACATAAAAGGTAAACCAGTGACGGTATTATGGACAAAGGATGATGGCAGTATGGATGTTCGGTTATTATCGGACATCCTGGAACAGGAAGAAAATCATTTTCTGGTAAACGTTCCCGCATATCACAATCCGGAATTTGCACAGGCAGTAGCTGAAATGGTAGAGCAGAACAGACCAGAAAACTGCAGTGCGGAAGTAGCACCGGCAGGGACAACGGAGAAGGACGGAAGTACCACCCCTCCCCTCACAGAGCCGGATTCGGTTGTGATTCCGGCAGAAAATAAAAGGGAGAAAGCTCTGGAACTGGCAAAAGAAGGAAAAGGTGCTGCGGAGATCGCGCGGTTGATCGATGCAAAATACAGCACCGTGTATTCCTGGCTGAATCCGGATAAATGCAAGAAACCAAAGCCAGAGAGCAAAACAGCCAGTAATGCGGACCGGCACAAATGCAGGACTTGCATGTTCCGGGCAACAGGAAATACAAAGGGAGCCGGCTGTTCCTATATCGAGATAACAGGTCACAGCAGAGGCAATGAATTGCTTTCTGCTGATCAGTGTAGATTACCTATACCGGAACTACCATTGCAAGAGAAAGGGAGTTTTGAAATATCTGGAATTTGTTTTACACCAGATGCATTTCGCACAGAAGGACGAGGAATATTTTCGGCTGATGAATAAGGAGTTGGAAAGAGAAGTTGGTGTGAATGTGCTGGGGACGTTGAAAGGAGAGAAAAATGAGAATAGTTAGTCAATGTGGCCAGGCGGATTTTCCTTATGAAAGAACATACATCTTATCAGATAGAGAAAATGTAAAGGCAGTATATGACGGAAAATCATACGTGATTGGAAGGTATTCTACACACGAAAAAGCTATTAAGGCTATGGAGATGTGCAGAAAACAGTATATGGACGGTGAATACAATCGAAATTCACTATCTGGAGTTGCTGAGAGCATTGGACGGTTAAGTGAGGGACTTGCTTCGGTTTTTAAAGAGGGCGTTTGTCAAACATTTGTTTTTAAATTTCCGGCAGATGAAGAGGTGCAAGAGTATGGAAAATAAGAAATTAAAAGAATATCTGGATGAATTCAAGGATGATGCAGCACTCCACGTTATTGTCGCAAATCCACAGGACAGAAAAATATATGTACCGTATGAGTTAAATATGATCTGTGATAAGGGACAGAAAGATCCGGTGTTATGTATTGAAGTTGGGCAACCTCAGGATATGGATGCAGAATTGGTAGAAGCAGCTATGGAAGATGAGAGGGCGGCACAGCCGGAACTTCCAAAACTCAAAAACAATGAGGAGAGAAAAGAGTTTCTGGCGAAATACCGGGAGCGGCCGGTATGGTTTGAAGTTCCGCAGGCAGAGGAAACCTATTATAGATATATTCTTCCAGATGGATCAGCAATCGTTATCTGCGAGTATAAGCATTATAACGAGTGGTGGGAGAACAAATATGTTCCGGGAGAACCAGAAGGAACGCTGACTGTAGAGTATCTGCTTGAACCGGGATATAAGCATTTGCATAATTGCAAAACAAACCAGACTGCGTTGATCAGAAAGTTGATGGAGGTGCAAAGAAATGGGCAATAGATGGATTCCAACAACAGAACGTCTTCCGAATCAGCGGGAGTTCATAGAATCATATGCCAGAAGTGCGTATGCAGCAGAATTCCTGGTAACGATCGAGGGAGCAGATAAGGCAACAACATTGTATTATTCCCAGACAGGTGTCTGGTTCGATGAACAGGGAGAACCGTATAAGGTTGTGGCGTGGATGCTGCTCCCGGAAAGGTATAAAGGATAATGGAAGAAGATAAATATACAATGTATGCGGTAAAAAAGATTTGTATCTGGATGATAATGGCAATAACCATATTGATAGCAATGAAATGGACCGGATCAGCGTGGTGCTTATGGGCGTTTTGTATCCCAGCAATATTGGAGTAACGGTATGGAAAAGACATACAAAGAGATAGCTCGGGAACGAGAAGACGAAGAACAAGAGCAATATCTGACGGAGTGGAGGAAGAACCATTGTACAAGAACAAAGAAGGATATTGTGATCCAACAGCAGGCAAAGCCATCCAAGATGCAAGTCGCATCCCACATCATGTAAAGGAAGCACATAAAGCATTAAAGGATATAGCAAGTCTGCTTGGATTCGAGGTCTTAGTATTAAGAGATAGGAAGACAGGGAGGGTATACCGATGGAAACAGTGAAAGAAGAGAACGAGAAGAAAAAGGAATACCTGAAACAGTACGGCAAAGCATTACGCCAGGAGAAGCGGATCGAGGAAGAGCTGGAACGTTTAAAGCTGGATAGGATGCTTCCGGGAGCACTGGCAGCAGATGGACTGCCAAAAAGCAGCAACCTTTCTGATTTGTCGGATTATGCAGCAGAAGTGGACGAACAGGAACGGAAACTGGTGGAGCAGAGAAAGAAAAGAGTTAGGATCCGGACTGAGATCAGGGAAAGAATTGAGCAGATGGAAGATGAGACAGAGAAAGATGTACTGACTTACTGCTACATAGATCTTATGAGGTGGAAGGATATCTGCAGAAAGACAGGATATGAGTGGGCACAAGTACACCGGAAACATTCAGAAGCACTAAAAAACTTCAAGATGATATAGAATGATACACTTGGTCTGTGGTATAGTGTATTCAGGTAAAGAGATGAACAGGGCAGCAGTCGAAAGATTGTTGCCTTTTTCTTTGCCGTGAATTCCGGAAAGAGGTTTGGCGGTTTACTCTGGAAAGAATTTATTCATACATCAGTACATTTGTTTGTTGCAATTACTTTTTTAGAACTCCTTATTACAGATACAGAAACCGTCAGAGGAAAAGATATGAAGGAACAACGGAACCCAAGAAGCGCCAACGGGAATCTGAGAAGAAAACACCGGGCGAGATTTAAAGCAATAGGTGGAGAATGCGGGATATGTAAAGGCAGGCTTGGTCCCATACATTACAATGAACCAAGCGACAGCAAACATCCGTTGTCTTTTGTTATAGATGAAATCAAACCGGTGTCAAGGTGGCGTGAGTTTGGATATAACTCACGTGAAGCAGCGGCACAGGACTGGAACAACCTGCAACCGGCGCATTACTGTTGCAACGCAGCGAAAAGCAATAAAACGTTGAATGAGATGCAGAGAAGCCAGCAAAAGCCCAAAATGAACGTTACAGACGGGGAATGGTAAGAGCTGCAAACAGAGGGTGGGGAGGGTACCCCGCCACGCGGCGGCGGCGACCCCAGCCGTCCAGCGCCGAACACGCCAGATAAGTTTTCCACATCAGGAGGTAAGAAAATGATTTCTAAATATGACGATAAAGTTTTGGTTGAAGCATATATAAAATATGGTTCCACCACAAGAGCAGCCAAGAATGTAGGGTGCAGCTATGAAACAGTTAGAAGAGCGTGTAAAAGAAACAATATTGTACTTGATGGAAGAAGACTGAACAATAAAGGCGACAGAGGTGGAGGCGGATCTCCGAGAAAGGTATTAGATGCGGAAATTATAGCCGAAGCAAAAACCATGACACGAGTTGAAATTGCACAAAAACATGGAGTTGATGTCTGTAATGTTGATAGAAAACTGAAAAGGCTTGGAATCAAGTGCAAGAAAGGTGTTGGAAGAGGTTCAGGATCCTCATACAGAGAACGATGCAACTGCCGTGGTGCGGAATACGATCGCTCAATAAATTTGAAAAATGTAATAAATAAATTCAATGGCGTGTGTCAGATTTGTGGAAAACCAGTAGACATAAATGACAGGGACGGAAATGTAATCGGGAAAATGTATCCTACGATTGATCATATAAAACCATTATCAAAGGGCGGAGGACATACATGGGATAATGTGCAGTTGGCGCACCTGATATGCAATTCAAGAAAATGTGACGGGAGGTGTTTGAATGGCGACATTACTTGATGCAGTAAAGAGCGGAAATAAACGTGAAACACTTATAGCTTTACGAGATAAAATTGCGGAAACGATTGATAAATGCGAAAGCGGTAGAGATATGGCTGCAAATTCAAAAAGGCTTATGGAAGTAATAGCCGAGTTGGAAATGATGCCAGATATAAATGCAGAAAACGAATCAAAACACGACCGTCTAAAGAGGAAACATGAGAAGAGGTAATCAATCCCCTACGTTTTCAAAACTTGGAGAATATGCGTATAGCGATGGAGAGATTGTGGCTGAAATGTTTGCAGATGACGGAGGAGCTACATTTTATCCGGCACAATTAGAAGAACTAACGCTGATGTTAGCAAGGAACGCAAATGGTAGTCCGGCCGCCCAGACAATCGGAATATCGAAACCGAGGCAGAATGGGAAATCATACGCTGCAAGATATTACGCTATATATATGGCAGATTTTGAACATAGGTCTGTAATGTATTCGGCTCATCATAGCAGTACGACAAAAAAGATGTTTGATGCTATTTGTGGATTGTTTGAAAATAAAGAAAGATATCCGGACTTTGCCGCAGACGTAAAAAGCATTACACGTGGAAGAGGATACGAAGGAATTTACTTTAAAGATTGGAAGGACGAAAACGGCATATACCATGATGGTGGATGTATTGAATTCTCCACTAGAACGAATGCTGGGGCACGAGGCGGAACATATTCAGTTATTGTGATTGACGAAGCACAGGAGCTGACGATGGACCAGCAAGAAGGGCTACTTCCGGTAATATCAGCTGCAAGTGATATTAGTGACAACACAAAAGCACCACAGCAAATTCTTATTGGAACACCACCGGCTCCAAGCTGTAACGGCACGGTGTTTGCAGAAATGCACAGGAAAGCGCATTCAAGTGAAGAATCCGAAGTGTGGTGGCTTGAGTGGGGTGTGGGAGATATAAATAAAATATCGAGAGATAATATTATCGATCATGCATATAACACGAATCCAGCTATGGGATACAGGATATCGGAAAAAACGGTACTTAACGAGTTTGACCAAATGGGTATTGATGGATTTGCAAGAGAGCGTCTCGGCTGGTGGTCGCCAATCAACAATGATCAGGACTATGCAATTGATAAGAAGAAATGGGAAGAATGTGCTTCGGAAAAAGAAAAACCGGAAGGGAAAACTGCTTACGGTGTAAAGTTTTCGCTTGACGGTTCGACGGTAGCATTATGCGGAGCTGTCTGTCCAGAGGTAGGGGAAGCGAGAATTTCACTGATCGAGCTTAAAACAACGGACAGAGGAATCCAGTGGCTCGCGGACTGGCTGAATCAGAGATACAAGATGGCAAGCTGTGTGGTGATCGATGGAAGAAATGGAGTTGACTTCCTGATAGAGAAGATAACACCGGTGTGGAAATATAAGCAGTCAATTGTTCGACCGGCAGCAAAAGAAGTGATAGCAGCGGCGAGTCAGCTATCACAGGAAATCAATGAACAGACTGTAACATGGTATAAATACCAAGAAATACTGAATGAGTCAGCAATTACGTCTGTAAAAAGACCGATTTCCGGTGGCTGGGGATTTGGTGGAGAAAACTCGATCCCGATTGAAGCAGCAGCACTTGCACTCTGGGGATGCAGAACATCGAAACGAAATCCGAACAGAAAGATGAGGATAGGATAATGGAGTTAAATTTTGGAAGAGTAGAAGGATTACCACCGGAAGAACAAGAGTGGCTGAAAGAATTGAAATATATATACGACTATCACCGAAGTACAAATCGAAAAAAACGTCGATATTACAACGGGAAAATCACGTTGAATGAGGTAAATTTGGGAATTGCACTACCTTCGGGCCTTGGAAGACTCGAAATCGGATGCGCCTGGGGTGCAAAAACGGTAGACGTGCTTGCCGGTAGATCAATGTTTGATGGCTTTGTTACAGAAAATGGAACGAAGTCAGAAGATATGGATCAGATTATGAAAAGGAATCATTTGATAGCGGAATACAATAAAGCGGTCAAAGAAGAACTGAAATACGGTTGTGCATTTGCGGCGGTATCCGGAGAGGAAGATGATGCAAGAGTACGGTTTTACTCTCCGCATTGTGCTGCAGCTTCGTGGAATGCACACGAAGGACGCATCCGATATGGATTTGCCTTTGAAGATGCGCGAAGAGACGAGTCGGATGTTACATGGTCTCCGGAACATGTAAATTTCTATACAGACACAGACATCTGGGAACTGGATCGGATTGGAGGTACATGGTATGCTACGCAGAATCCCCATGATTTCGGAGAACCCCTTATGGTGGCTCTGATCTGGGACGCAACAAACGATAAACCATTTGGTCAGTCAAGGCTAAAAGAGCCGGTCCGCAGACTAATCCAGGGATATGTAAGAACAGTCGCAAATGCAACGATTGGACTGGAATTTGCCACTTCTCCACAGAAATATCTGCTCGGAGTGTCAGATGAACAATATGATATGTTGATTGATAATAAATTCAAACAGTATGTTGGAAGTATTCTCTACAGTACCAATAATCCGGAGACTGGGGAAAAGCCGAATTTCGGGCAACTTTCGCAGGGAAATATTGAACCACATGTTCAGATGCTCCGGATGCTTGCTACACAGTATTCAGCGGCAACGGGATTGGCGGTTACGGATGTTGGTGTGATAAATGATGCAAATCCGACTTCCAGTGAAGCAATTATTGCGCAGTCACAGACCTTGATCCTTATGGCAGAACAGTTGAATAAATCAAATGGTAATGCATTGTATCGGATTGGACGGATGGCACTTGCAATTGAACTTGGAACGATTCCGGATGAGCTTCCGGAAGAAACACATGAGCTGATTGCACATTTTAAGAATCCGGCAATGCCAAGCGTGGCATCTACTACAGATGCAGCACTCAAAATTGCGACAGCGCGACAAGGATTTGCACAGACAGATATTTTCCTTGAAATGATTGGTTTTGATCAGGCAGATATCCGCAGAATCCGAGCACAGGAACAAAGGGCAAAAGGTGATGCAATCTTGACGGAGGAATTTGGAAATGCAGATAACGGAGAAAGCGTGGCTGGAATACATAACGAAGATGTCACAGATTAGCCAGAAAGCAGCGGATCTGATGCAGTCCTGGGTTCAAAAGAATGGACTGGAAAATGATAAAGCACTTTTGGACTACGCCTATGCACTGTCACAACACTACGGACAGGCTATCGGTGCATTATCGTGCCAGATGTATGAAGCGACAGCAGCGGCACAGGGAGTAATAGTCCCTACGGCAGAAGTAGCAGATCTCCCGGACTATGGGGAAGTGGCAAAAGCAGTAAAAGGAACAAAAAAGCAGTCTCCGAACAATATTCCCGGAACGCTTGCAAGGCTTGTAAAACAGGTAGGTGCAGATACGACACTGAAAAATGCAGAGCGTGACGGGGCGCAGTTTGCCTGGGTACCACATGGAGATACCTGTGCTTTCTGCATTACGCTTGCATCAAGAGGATGGCAGTATATGTCAAAAAAGGCGTTACGGAACGGACATGCTGAACACATTCATGCACATTGTGATTGTGAGTATGCGGTCCGGTTTGATGGAAAAAGCACGGTTGCAGGATATGATCCGGATAAGTATCTGGAGGAGTATCAGGCAGCAGGCGGTGACATCAATGCCATGCGCCGGATGAGATACAAAGAGAATAAAGAGGCTATTAATGCGAGAAAGAGAGAACTGTATGCAGAACAGGCTTACCGAAAGGTTAAAAGAGGAAAAGCAGAAGAAATTTCATTGACCAGAGGTGGCAAAGAAGTGGCGGTTTCGGTTAGAAAAGTGGAAAGCTATGATACATCTATGTATATATCAGATCAAGCACAGATAAAGCCAAAAGCATTGAATGCAATTAATCAGAACACAGAAAAGGCCTTGAAAGAATATGGTGTTCCAAGCGAACGGAAGCCAACAATTGTGATTCTGGCAGATGATGAACTGAAAAATGCCCTTGGTTTGTATGATCCGTGTACAAATACAGTATATTATAGTCAGTCAATAGCAAAGCAGGAAATACAGAAATTAGCTGGTGGAAAAGATGCTGTTGAAAGGCATGAAATGTGGCATATGAAACAGGCAGAAGAATTCCGAAAAGTGGGTTGGGAGATTACCAAAGAAAACCGTAGTGAATATCTGAAAGAACTGTGCAAAAAGGCAAAGAAAAATCTTGACGCATTAGGAATTACGCAGGATAATGTAAGTGAAATAAGCGATTATGCATATCAACAATATCAATTAGGACGATATGATGAAACGGAAGCAGAATATATGTTGATTTATAACAGGAGATAGAGAGAATGAAACTCATAAAGTATCCGGATGAGATAGAAAAGTTAATGAAAGTATACGAACCGTATGTCAATCATATTCATGATGGGAAAATTGAAAACGTGCCGGAAGAGGTTAGTGAAGCGTTTGAAAAAGTAAAAGCCTGGGCTTGGGAGCAAGAACAGTAACAGAGGGAAATATGGCAAGAGATGATTATTATGTAATTGTTTATAAGATACTGGCGTATCTTTACATAAAATTGAAAACAGGTGAGGAAATAGAGCCAGAAATGCTTATGTATGACGGCTCTTTATTTCAAATTAACCGTAAATACTGGGTATACATCTTTGAAAATCTTTTTAACGACGGATATATCACAGGATTATCCAATATTAGGGTTGGAGAAGGCTATTATCTGAAAGAGCAGTTCTCAGGTTGTCAGATTACGCCGAAAGGGATTGAATACCTCTGTGAAAATTCCCTGGCAGAAAAAGCAAAACAATTTCTGAAGGATATCAAAGAGATTACAACATTTATTTAGTAAGTAGAACCACGTAAAGGCTCATGAATTGGCATCGGAAAAATATAATTATCCGAAGGAGGCACTGGAATATTATGGTAATCTTAAAAAACATAAAAAAAGTCAGTGATAGTATTTCGGCAAATTACTATCCAGAAGGAAAAGAGCCGGCAGGTTTTATGAAAATACGAATTCCGGATGGAGAGATTGTAGAACATGAAAATGCAAGCATGTTTGCAGCACCACACGTGAGGCGAGAACTGAAACGGATTGCGAAGATGGATAATCCACCAAAAGAAAAAACGGTAATATGGTATTAAAAGCCACTGATCGGAAACGGTTGGTGGTATTTTTATACTCATTTTTAAGAAAGGAAGAGGTAAAACATGATTATCACAGGAATGGCGCACTTTGAGAGTGTTGCACAGAAGAAACTTGTTGAATGGTACCACAAGAACAGACCGGAGGTACAGATTGACCGAAGCAATGTATTTGTGGTTTGGTCCTGTAAAACACTCCAGAATTACAAGTGTTTAGCATCTACCACAATCAGTGGAGATGGTATCTATGCGGAGTACACCTACAACGGTGACAAACAGGAGCTGTACGAAGATGTATACGGTAAATTAACCAATACATGCCATACAGAGGAGTAGGAGGTAGACATGAAAAAATTATTTATCAGCCAGCCGATGCGTGGCAAGACTGACGAGGAAATCAAAGCAGAACGAGCCAAAGCAATTGAAGCGGCATCTGAACTGGTGAGAGAACCGGTAGAAGTGATTGATTCATTCTTCCAGGAAGCACCGGTAGATGCAAAGCCATTGTGGTTCCTTGGAAAATCTCTGGAACTTTTAGCAGGTGCAGATATCGCATATTTTGCGAAAGGATGGCAGGATGCAAGAGGATGTAGAATCGAGCACACTTGTGCTGTTGAGTATAACATTGATCGAATCGAACCGTAGGAAGGTGGCGATCCAGATATCTCCCTTTAAGGCGCAGGGGTAAGCGTCTTATTTTTATGGCAACACGTGCCTTAAACGTGGCAACTAAAAACACTCAAATTAGGAGGGAAACAAGATGGCAGATGACAAAACATTCACTCAGGCAGAAATGGATTCAATCATAGAGGGACGCCTTGCGAGAGAAAGACAGAAATATGCAGATTATGATGACCTGAAAGAAAAGGCAAGTAAGTACGATGAGTACCAGGCGCAGAATAAAACGGAACTTCAGAAGGAAAAAGAAAAGTCCGATGCGCTTCAGGCAAAATTAAGGGTTGGGAAACTCGGAAGGAAGCCAGAAAGCCCTGAACATGCTCTTTG